CAAATATCTTTACAATATTTTTATTTAAATTTCTAGAAGAAGAATTTTTAATAGTTTTAATTGATTGTTCATGCATTCTTTCGGACCAAATTCCATTATTAAAAATCCATTCTCTTCCTTCCATAATGCCATTGACAAAAGCATTTGGTGCAGATGGGTCAGCAACAATGTCTATTGCTGCCAACATAAAATCTTCTTGAACTTCTTGAAATCCATTTTTGGATTTCAATGATCCCATTCCACGTGTAGATACACCGAGTTGGGCTCCTTCATCGATAAGATTTTTTACAATTTTTCCCATCGGAGTATCAAGAACTTTTGCTCTTCCTACAATATTATTTCCGTCTTCGTGAAGTTCTTTTACGATATGCGATACTCTATCCAAATTTACGGTAGGACCGGTTGGATGGTTTAATTCTCCTAAAGCGCGCCCCTTTGCAACGTATTCATTAATGTATCTTTTGCATTCTTTTATTAATGTATTTTGTGGATAAATTCTTCCGTTGCGATTTTTTACTCCGGCTTGCATAAAAACGCCATCAATATAATAATTTTTATCGCCGTTTCCGACGTTTTCTTTGATGTATTTTATGTCTTCAGTTAATTCAGTTATTAGTTTCATTTTCTTTTCTCATGAAAGCTTTCTTAGAAATTTCTTTATATTTGGTTTCTAATTTGCTGCCAATTTTTTCATATAAAACTTTTGAGGTTTTATTTTTAAATTCAATGGCATTTTCTTCTATGATATTTTTTAACATGTATCTGATGTCGTTTTTCATATTATTCCTTTTGCTTCTTGAGAAAATTTAATATGTTCTTTAAATTTTTCTGGTGTCTCAAAAATTTCTTTAGCCATTAATTTTCTGTTTTTTGAATTTAAAGATTCAAATAAACTTATTAAATTTTTTACCTCGGATTCTGTAATATTTATATTCATTCCATTTTTAAAGGTATATTTTCCTTCTTGAAAATTATTTATAAACTTAATAAAATTTTTTATATTATCTTCATTTTCTGTTAAAGATTCAGAATATAACAGTTTAGTTTGAACTTCTTTTTTGATTTGTTTTAAAGATTCATTCAATTTATATGCAATAGAATCTACAACATTTGTTTTAAAATATTCTTGATCTTCGTAGACTAAGCCTATTATTCCCTTTTTAAGCAAAATTTGTGTTATGTCTTTCATTGTTGCTCTTGTCCCATATTTTGCTGTGCTTGTTGCATCATTGCTGCCATTTGTTCTTGACGCATTCGTTCACGGTCAACTTCCATTTCTTTATCCATATCTTTCATTTCTTCTTCTGTTTGTCTGAGAACATTTTTTCTGACATATGCTGAAGAAAAATATTTTCCAATATATGGATCAACAAAAGAAAGCATTTTAATTCGTTCTGCTAAAATTTCTGCTTCTTTTAAATCCCAGAAATAGTTGTCTGTGTTAAAAATTACTTTAATCTGAGAACGAAGTTCATGCCAATCGTCATCAGTCATTATTCCCTTTAAAAGTAATTGAACTCTAAGGGTGTCTAAAAATAGTTTAGAAAATTGATGACGAAGTCTTTCTACAAATTTATAGAACTTAATTTCCTCTCTGCTAATCTCGCTGCTTCTTCCCATATTAAATCCAGTGGAATCGGAAGTCAGTCTGCTGATAGGTACGTTCAGTGCATTCAATAATTTCTTTTTAAAGAATTCTACGTCATCTATCTGAGACATGGCTTGACCGCCGGGAAGAGTTGAGATTTCGGTTCCCCGTGAACCCTCTCTTCTCGGTAACCAATAGTCTTCTAAAATTGAAAGATGATTTCTCTCATCTCTAACTTCACCTGTTGCCTGATTATAGATTAATTTATTTCTAAATCGGCTCATCATATCTCTAATATATTGTTCTGCTTTTTGTTTTGGTAATTGACCAACGTCTACGTAAAACACTCTTCTTTCTGGTGCTCTAGCAACACGATAAACCAATAAAGCATCTTCTAATTGTCTTAACATGTTTAACGGTCTTATTGCTTTATGCAAATAACCCAAAACGCGTTTAGTATTTAAATCAAGAAGCCCGGATGGAACATATACTACACTATCTAAAGATAATTGCAATCCACCCGGACCAGTCATCATATAAGTTTCTTTATCCGTATTTGTATACTGATAATATTCTTCTATATCCTTAATTAAGGAAACTGACTGCCCATCAACCCGTTCCATTTCTTTTTTAATTTTTCTTACCTTTTTAATTTTTAAAGGATCGATAGGAATAAGTTCTTTAATACCCTCTGTAGGCAGATCTTTATCAATTACAATATTATAATAAACTTTAGAATCAATATACCATCTTCTAAAAATTTCATATGATTTGGAATTAAAATCCATTATATGTAAAATATTATCAAATTCTTTATATATTTTAACTTTAATATTTTCTGATAAAGGAACTTCTGCCAAATCAATTTTTACTGGTTTTCTATCTGTGCCAGAAACAATAGAAGCATTTACTATTTCATCTACAGCATTATCTACTTCCGGATAAACCGACATATTTCGGTATTGAATTACTGAAGAATTCTCATCACGCATATTTGATGCGTAATCAAGTGCAGTTCCAAAAAATCCTCCAGCTTCAACAGTTACAGTTCCATCAAATAACTCGGGGGCGGCAAAAGCTTGTAAAGCTTTTTTTTCTGTAGTTTCTTTTTTCTTTGATTCGGCGCCAAACTGAAAGCCAAAAACTTCAATTTCCATAATATAAATTTCCTTATGTTATTTTTGTAATAAATGCACCATCTGGACCGAGTAATTCAATATAATCATAAACAATGATCACGTTAAAAGTATTTAACAAGTTGTTTGAAGTCATATTCAAACCAATTGGATCTATTGATGTTGGCCAGCAACCATGCATTACATATTGTTTTAATGGATTACCAGAATCATTTAAATTTAAATGTTTTATTTTCCAGTTATCTGCTTTATAAGAATTTGTGGAATTTAAAATATAAGATTGATTGGTATCATGCTTATTAATTAAATTTTGCCATGTGTGAAATGCTGACCACAAATCTTTTCCGGATCCAGTATCATCCAAAACACTGAAAGACCAAGTTGAATACTGTTTTTCCCCGGGATAATAAAATTTTCTTCCAAAGTGAGAATATTCTAATGTAGTGGATGACAGCTGTGGAACTTGAGTAGATCTTACATGAAATTTTGTAAAACTGCCGCCACCGGGTATAATTCCCGTAATTTCAAAACGATTTGCTCTAGTTCCACCTTGAAAATTGCTTTTGAATTGATTAAGCATTATATTTGTGCTCCGTTTCTTAATCCAGAAACAATTTCCATGTGATCAAAAGTCAACGAAACATTAAAAGCCACAAAATTGGTTTCACCCATATTTAAAGAGATATCGCCAATTACGTTGGGCCAACACTTATATAAATTTATTGTTCTTAATATATTTCCATTAAGACCCAATTGTTTTACTGTCCAAGTTGTTTGTAAATTTGAATAACTATAATCATTATTGGCAACTTTATGATTATAGTGACCATCCAATGCTTCTTTCCATTGATTTAAAGCGCGCCATGTGCTAGCCGATTCTCCATCATCATATATACCGACAATCCATGGCTCATAACTTCTATCTCCGGCATAACTTATAGTTCTTCCACGATATGGAATACCTATTGTGTTTATTTTTGCTCTAGGCAAAGAAGCCGATACTACTTTGAATTTAAAAGATTGTCCGGGTCTTGATGTTACCGCTGACGGCCAAGTGGCAAAAACTTCAAACCTATTTGGCCTTGTTCCACCATTAAATGAATTTTTAAAATTTATTAGTGAATTTGTCATTATTGTGTGAGATTAATGTCTATGGTAAATGACTCCACACCGAGAAGGGGTTTTATAATTACTTTGATGTTTAAAATAGAAGAATTATCTGTATTATTTGAAGAATCGCATATAATTTGTGTTGCACTTGGTTGTAAGTATGGGTTATATGGTTCTAAAGATGTTTGAATTTCTGAAGTAATTGCTTCTCTTGTTGTAGCATTGTTAATATCGAAAGAATATTTTAAACCGATATCGGTTATTTTTTTCGTCAATTCCAATTTCATTCTTGCTGGGCCAATTCTGTCACCAACTGTAACAGTTGTGCCAGCTGTAGCGCCAACTAAATCGGACCCCAAGAACCTTGGGGTATAAGTCACAAAGAAATTTACTCTAGCATTTCTGAGAGTTGTTTTGGTAGAACTGGACCAATCAACAGCATCGTTGATGGTTCCATTTATTGCAACCGCTCTATCCAAACCACCAATTGTAAGATATTGTTCATTTCTGTCTTTTGCTCTAGCAGCAAATCCAGCAACGTCTGTTGCGGTAGTTATAGTATAGGAAAGAGATCCATTTTCATAAAGAGAGCTTATATTATAATTTGATCCTTCTGTTGTCGTTGATTGGCTTTTTGTTCCATAGATATTAAAAATTCTTTTACCATAATCTCCAAGCAAAGATGCTCCTGCGGCCAAAGAACTAAAATCTCTCATAGATTGTGAGGATCCTGTCAGACCATTGGTTGTTTGTGTTGGAAAAATACCAATGCAATATGATTGATCGTTCATCCAAGAAGCAATAGAACTTTCTCCATCTTTTGCAATAATAACATCAAGATACTTTCCTGTTTGTGATTGGAAAGTATTAAATCCAGCAGTTTCTCCAGCAATAACTAAACTGCCACCGTAGGCCAAATAATTTATCGAATGTAAAAAGTCATATCCAATTTTTGTTGGTGTTATTTCGGAACCAATATTTGTAAAAATTGCGGCAGATGCTCCTGTATTCGAAGATAAAAGACAGTTTGTAATCCCAGAAAGTTTATTTAAATCGTTTACTAAATCTCCAGAATTTGTATAAACGATATATTTATCTGTGGTAAAACCCTTTGCCGGATTAAAATAAGCAGTATTGCTTCTTGAATATAAAAGAAGACCAAAAAGACCACCCGGATCTTTATTTGGACCATTTGCGCCAGTAAAGGATGCGTTAGAATAAGTAGCACCACAAATCATTCCTGCTAAAAATTCTGTACCTAAAGTTTGTCTTGTATAGTGACTTGGATTAATAAAGGAACTTAATGATGCCATTGATATACCTTTTCTATGTAATATTTAGAAAATTATAACGGGCTCCAAATCGCACCATCACTGATAAAATCATCATCTTCATCTAAATTTTTGCTATCAAGCATAAACAATGTATTGTCGTCTTCAGGTTTTTTGGCATCTTCATAATTAAATTTAGCACTTTCAATCAAATCTGCATAATATTCTTGACGACACAACCAAGCAAAAAATACTAAAGTCATAACTAAATCATCATTATGCCCTTCTTCGGCTTTATATGTGTTTGATTTAGAAACAAACGCCATCAATTCTTGAATTATTCTTTCATCATTTAAATAAATTTTATCTTCTTCTATTAAACGTTTTAAAATAGCACAGCCTAGTTTTTTAGTTTGTGCTGTAGTTCTCAAACCCATCTCGCTCTTACTGCTAGCAAAACCTTGTGATAAAATTTGACCCTTTCTTCCCATTATTCTTGTCATCAATAAATTTTCATATTCTAAGTCATTATAAAGAATAGACGAAACCTGGGCACCTATATCATTTGTTTCAACTAAAATATAAGCATTATTGTATTTTTCACCAATTTTTTTCAAAACAGTTGGAAAATTAAATGGACTTATTGTGTTATTTTTAAAAGTAGCAACTACTTTATATGGGCTTGAAGTTCCATCGATGACAGTAAATGCAGAATAATCTGAACCTTGCCCCCTAGACACATCGGCCATAACAAAATATATTTTGTTTATATTAGGCTCTTCAAAAATTTTAAGACCCTCTTTATCTTCGCTCAAACATTCCTCTGATGCTAGAACACTTAATTTGCTTGATGATATTAAAGTATTCGAAGAACCCAAAAAATTGCAACCATATTCTTGTTCGAATTGATCTGCACTGGTGTTTGCAATTTGTTCTTGTGCCCATACATCATCTCTCAGTTTTGGAGTTCCCGGACTTATTGGGGTTTCTCTCCAACTAACTTCTACGGGAATAAATTTATTTTTTAATTTATGCCCATCCGGTCTTTTTGCGTCTACCCACAATTTATGGAAATGGTTCATTCCATTTGGTGTAGAAACTATGATTAATTTTGTAGTAGTACCCGCTGAAATTGTAGGGTACGTTGATGTGTAAAATTCTTCTGCCAAATGGCTTGCCAAGAATGCATACTCGTCTAACAGCAATAGGTTATAAGAGCCGCCACGGATCGCTGTAGACGATGTTGCGTCGCACATGACCCTAGACCCGTTTTCGAGCTTAAAGCTCGTCTTATTCCATTCTACAACTCCTTGTTGAAGAAAATGTGGTAAATTTTCATATGCAAGTTGAAGTTTTGAGAATAATTCTTCTTTTGCAGTTTTTAAACGGTTTGCCAGAATTGCGACATTTACACTTTGATTAAAGGTTATATAATGGCATATATAACTGGTTACACACGTAGATTTACCACACTGACGAGGCCATTTAGAAATTACAAATCTATTTTGATCTATTGCGTTTATAAACTTTTTTTGATAAGGATATAAATCAAAAGGAACTATACCCCTGTCCAGAGTTTTTACTTTTACATATTTTTCACAAAAATATACGGGATCTTTTGCGCATTTTATATATTCTTCAAGTTCTTCTTTTGTATATTGTAATTCAACTCCGGGGAGTTTTAAATTTGGGTTATTTCTATAACCTTGTACATCATTCCCTTTTCTCATTTTCAATCACCTCAGCATCAACAACATCTTTATTGGTGCTTCTTTCTTTATTTAATAAATTTTGTAAATCTTTTGTTGAACCAATAAAAACAGAATTATTTGTTTGTTTTACTTCTACTTTTGAACTGGTAGTATCTTTTGCTTTTTTGTGTACATCTAAAACATTATTGTTTAAGTCAGCCATGGTTTTTAAAAGTATTGCAACGACCTCAAATGCTCTTGGACTATCTGATTCGGTAGCTACCTTTAATGCAGTTTCTAAAGCAACATTTCCTGTCCCTATTAAAGATTTTAAATTTTCTTGTACTAGTTTGTAATCTTTTTCAAAATTATTAAAATCAAAAGTACCCCCCTGTAAATTTTTATTTTCACTTGAGATTTTATTTTCTGGAACTGAAAAAAAATTAGCCAAATTTTTATTAATATTCATCTGTTATTCCAAATGTTACACCCAATCCCTCAATAGAAACGGATAAACTATTATAAGTAGTAGTCGGAATAAGTTTACCAAAAATATATGCTTTTGCTACAAAACTGAAAGAAGCAATATTTATTCTTCTAGTTGAAAAATCACCATCAAATCTTTCACTCAAATTATTGGGTCCCATTGTAATGGGTATGTTTACGTTTTTAATTACTTCATTGAAATCTATTTTAATTATATGGTCTGGAACAAAATATGGCATAATCTGTTCCACGATTTGCATCGTATCATCTGTATGTCTAGTATAGATGTATAAATTAAAATTTATATTTATTGGTATTTCGTTGGCTACTTGATAACCAGAAGGAACACAAGTTCCAGAACTTCCATCAACAGGACTATATGGATTTAATCTTCCTCTTTTTCTAGAAGAATCGGGAGAAATTCCACTTATTATATAACTCATTCTAGGTAGCTGGTTTTCAATTCTAGTTCCTTCAGTAATAGAAGAAGGATTTAAATATCTTTGAATAAATTTTTCTTGTGATGCATATGCAAGTGGTACTCTTATTTGTTTAAAAGTTCCATCATCATTTTTATGTCTGACATCAATATTATTAAATAATGATCCAAAAGCAATCACTATTTTTTTTAAATTTTCACTGTAAGTGTAATCAAACATTTTATTCTTTCTTTATTTAATCAAATGGATTGTTTATATCAAAATTCAATTCATCCGCTTCTTCTTTAAGATTATCATTAATTCCAGCCGTGGTTCCCAAAATATTATTTTTAGGAATTGTATAATTCTGTATACTTGAATAGCATACTCCCGGGTTAGAATTACTATACACAACATAAGAAGTATTTCCAGCATAACCAAAAGTACCTGTTATACCAGATAATTTTATTACATTGTCATTAATATATGAAACAGTACCTTCACCTATTACAGTAATACCAGATTGAAGTTTTATAATATTTCCAATCATAAAACTTCCAGTGCCTCCAGACAATATATACTGACTATCATCTTGAGATATTGTATAAACTGTATCAATATTATTATTTTTAGTATTGATTTTTTCATAACTGTAGGTGAAGAGTTCAGCAGTTATGACATATGAATATAATTTTCCCAGAGGATATAATGGATTTTCATGTTCTACAAAATTTATTTCAAATAATGATTTTGAAAGAGGGAAATATATTAAATCTCCTTCTCTTGGCCTTGAAATAGTATTATCATAATTTGAAATTTGTTGTTTAAATCTTCTTCTCGCAACTAACAAATTTATTTTATCTTTAATTTCAACGCCAAACTGTGTAATTATATCTGTTCCCTCAAATCCTTTAAAAGATAAGATATACATCTCTACAGTATATGTTTTTTCAAATGAAGATGCCGGGTCTTCTCCAAAAATTCTATCAATATTAAAATATTTTCTTGGAATGTATAAACAATCTTGGCCCGTAGCTTTAATTAATTCAACAGTAATATCCTCAACCAAATCTTGTTCGGAATGTCTATTAGTTAAATTTAGATACGGATTTGTTGCCATTTATTAACCTATTAGTGGATCGACGGGCAATTCTTGTGTTCTTAATAAAGTATTTTCAATTTCTGCTAATTCTTTTGTAGCATCAGACATCATCGCAGCCGCGTTTATTTGAGCACCACCCGGTAGCGGAATACCATTAAATTTAATTAAATTTTGAGCCCATTGTTTTTTCAATAAAGCTGAAAAGTATAATTTAAATACACGGTCATTCCATATTTGCGTATATTTTGTAGAATCAATTTTTACATAAGTTTCAAGTAAAATATATTTTGTACTAGTAAGTTTTGAATAATCTGTTTCCAAAAATAATCTATTTGTTGTTTTTGTATACGTATACGACATTGGATAATTGAAAATATTATCAACATCATTTATATAAGACATAGCTTCAATATAAGAAGCCAGTGGTGCCATTGGATAACCGGTTTGATTAAAATAAATGCCAAAAAAATCAAATAAAGTCATTTGATATCTCAGATCAAACATGTAATCTCCGATTGGATGGCTCGGGGCATATACTTTGCTAACTGTTCTTATGTCTTGTGCGGTTGGCCAATAACCAGTAGTACCATCTGCTAGAGTTCTTTGTTGCGCGCCTATTGCATTGCCAAATGTAGAAACATCAAAAAATCTTTGAGCAATTTCTTGATCTGTTACCTGATGTGCAAATAAAGCCCTTTGGTTAAAATCAAAATGCCTATCATACATATATTCCAGAGCTTCATCCAAACGATCTTCGATCTGTTGGCTGTCTATATTTATTTGTATTACCGGGTGACCCAAATGCCTTAAGGTATAGTCTATAAATTCTTGTCTGGATGATATGGCCATACAAGTATTTATGAATTTTTATTGGATTTGTTTAGGTGTTCGGGATTCCGTTTATTGTGACTTCAACAAATTTTATTTCTTCTGGGTCCAACTTTTCTATTTGTTCTTTTCTTGGATTTTTGATACCGGGATCGTAATTACTAAATCCCGGCATACTTAAAGGACAATTTAGTTTTGGATAATCAAGTTTTGAATATCTTTCAGCACTTTTTACTAACCAAGTATGTGGAAAGTCACCACAACCACATTTACCACAATAATTCATTCCCTCAACAAGTTTACTGTTAATCAAAAATTCACATTTTGGTATATCTTTATAACCAAAACATGAAATTGCTCTTAATTGTTTTGTTTCTAAATCTATTTTTTTATTATTAATTCCTCTAGAAGCAATAGACATTGCCAAAGATACAACTTTATCTATCATGATTATACACTCCTATAAATTATTACAACTCCTGCTGGATAAACATAATTCTTTAAAAAAGCATCGTAGGTCAATAAATTATTATATTTTGATGTGTTCACTTCTATGGTTATAGTTCCCGATGAACCAGTACTAACATATACATCAGTCCAAGATAATCCCAACAAAGTACATATCAAATACTTTATAGCTTCCGGAGTTCCTTTTTTATCAATATATTCTGATTTTGCTTTTATTGAAAACTGTCTTATGTTATTTAAAACATTGGAAAGTGGAGCCTGAGAAAAATCAGCACCATCAAAATAGAAATCTGCAAATGCTTCTAAAAATATAGAATTTGAATATAAAGGAACTCTAATATTTTCCCATTCAAGTTGTGCGCCATATCCATAATCAATACTAAAAAGCCAACGTAAATAATTCTTAACAAGAGAAACTACTAAAACGTTTTGCGGATCAGATTCATATTTTTTTATAATCCAATAAGGAAAAAGAGATTCCACTGTCAGATCGTCGCCCAACCACCGTTTTCCATCCACATCAAAAAAATCAGAATAATATAAAGATTTGGCCTTTTCGACCATTTTTTCTATTTTATAACTTTCACTTACTGGTAAATTATTAAAAAGTAAAATCATAGACTATACTTTACGCTGATTCCTGCTGGTGTTTTATCTGAAAGATATAATAACAATTGATTCTGTAAAGACGTTCCTAATCCAGTAACATAAACTTTAACTTCTCCCAAAAGACTGCTAGTTACAGATATTTTTGTAATATCATCAGTACCGGATATTCCAGAATTTAATATTGCATTTTTATAATCTGCAATCGTAACACATCGCTCTGTAGAAGATGCTTTGAATTTTAATTTTGTTTTTGCCTGAGCTACACTGATTAAATCATAACCACCAGATGGTAATTCAGAGGTACCAAACGAAACATATGATGGAGCGTTTATTGTTGCACTATTTGCAGAACTACCGTTCGATTGTATAGCAGTTATTGTTACTTTATACTGTGTTGTTATATTTTTTGCAGTTGGTATATTTGTTGTTAAAATATAACCTAAATTTCCATTTATAACACAATAATGTTTATTATTTGAAGATGATATTTTTGAAATATTTGAAACTTCCGTCCATGTTTCAGTAGTATTTGTATTAGTATCGGTAACTTTAAATGTTATTGTTTCTGGATCTATTGTGTATGGTATTTCTATAGAATTTGTTGTATAATCATATTCTGTATAAACAACAACATTTCCAGAATAAAGTTTTATTGATTTTGAACTATTACTGTCTATAGATTCTTTATTATAAAAATAAACTTGTGAACCTTTTGTAGTAATTGCAGTGAATGCTGTATATGATTCTAATGTTGTTCCTCCAATTATAAGAGTTCTAACACAACTTGCTGTTTTTGTCGGTTCAAGTAATACAGATGAATTTGAAGCAATACCAAGTAAACCATTTAATGTGGTTGCAGTAGTTGAAAAACTATTTAAATAGCCATATTGTGCATAAATTCCATTATAGGCTGTAGCTGTAGCAAGTATGTTTATTAACATGCTTATAGCACTAGCTGGATTATCATAATCTAAATCACCAACATCTTCTTGTTGTTTATAAAAATTAATCAAAGAATCTTTAATATCAGTAAAGTCTAAAGAAGCAACATTTAATTTTTTTAAATCATATGCCATTATATTTCTACCTCAATATAACAAGTTGAATCGTTTTGATTTCCTATCTTGTTAGTTGTCGTGTAATCTACTTTGAACTCTAACATAGAATTAGTAAAATTTATCAAAGTTACTTTTGTTTTCAATAAATAATAAATTTTTGATAATATGTCAGCAGCAAGTTTTATTTCAATTTCAGATTTATATATCTGACCATCAAATATATAAGTAAAGTAATCTGAACCGAGTTCTTTATCTGCTGGCAATTCGCCTTTTTGGGTTTTTGAAATGTTTTCTATATACTGGGAAATTGCATTAAATTCCGTAACAAATCCAACATCTTTTTTTGATGAAGATGTTTGTATTTTTTTAAATGTTATTTCAAAATCTTTAATAGCCATCAAAATATTTATATCAGATATAATCTCTTCCAATATCTCCTATTTGTGATAAAGATAGTGATGTTTCATGACTAGATGCAGTACAAACATGTTTGATTCCAACTATGTAATAGTATCCATTCATGATAGAATTTGTTGTCATATAAGGATATCCGCTCGCAGCATTCATATTCAAATAAATTAAATCTCCTAATTTTAAAGAAAAATCTCCAGCAACAGTAACATCTATTTTTTTAGCATATTTTATGGCATCTAAAAATTCTGCTCTGTTTACTGGTGTTTCTTTTGGAGTGTTCCAAAATGTAGCATTATTTAATCTAAATTTAGCATATGAATCAAACATCGGTCGAATATCTGGACAAGAACAGCTGTAATCTGCAGCCGGAGATCCCCATATGCATCCCTGCCAATCTGCTCCAAGTTTTTCTGTTATTTGTTCACATTCTTTAGAAGGAGAATCAAAAAAAGAATCAACGCCTTCAGTATAACTAATATCCATATCAGGTATGCTTGTGGCACCCTTCCACAAAACATATCCACTATAACCAGATGAACCACAAGAACCGGGGGAACCAGTTGTTGCTCCTATTGTTTTTATAAAACCCAATTGTTCTGCTATTGCTTTAATTGTTGGAAATTTTTTAAAACAATCATTAATAGTATTCGGAATTGCGGTCGCACCTCTATTTAAAAATGCATTTGCACACTCATAAGTGCCTTTAGAATTTAAAGGATAAAATGCTTCTTGGGAATAATTTGTCCCATATGTTTTTATTTGTTTAGACTCTGCTTTTTTTGTATTCATTTTAATTAAATTAATAATTTTTTATATTTTTATGGATTTCCACCAGTAGGACCAGTAGGACCAGTATTTCCAATAACAGTTCCGTCGCAACATCCATCTACAACATTTTCTACTGTAAAATAATAAACAAAATTTTCTCCGTCAGAATATTTGCAAAGTTTTACTATATGAAATATATCTTCCTCTGGTAACAGATTTGGTGTCTTGGCTCCAACAGGTCTAAAATAAAAACCATCAGGAAGACAAACATCAACCCATCCGGGCGGCAAATATGTTCCAGTTATGCCTCTTTCATTTAAATTTATGGCCCAGGTTTCATCCTGAGTGTCTGAAGATTTTAATGAATCGTCTAATAACCATTTTTCTATTTGATGGTAATATGTAAATCCTGTAGAACCAGTTGCTCCGGGTGCTGGAGGAGAAGAACCAGTTGCACCCGATGCTCCAGTTATACCACTGTCATAATAAAGTTTATTCCATTTATAACGATATTTTTTAGCATTTGCTTTTGTTGTGTTGGTCGGTGATACGTTATCTATTTCATATTTTTGCAATAGAGCAAAAAAACAATCTTCTCGGTTTCCCATACAACATAAAGAATAAAATATAAAATTTTGTAATTCTATATCTCTTATTTTAGTTAATTTATCTTGAACATTGTTTATTTTTGATTTAAAAGATTCATATCTTATATCTAAAACTTTTGACAAATACATATCAGACGCTATAGTAACCCCACTAATATCAGGATAATTAGGATGAATCTCAGTCATATCAAACATATTTTTCCACATGTCAGCCGTATCTACATACGGCATTACACCAGTAAGGCCCATCAAAGGTAATTCTGAATAAGGTTTATCTAAACCAAATTGTTGACCTATATGATTTAAATAATTTTCTGCATTTACTGCGTCCAAATCACTATAAAATCCCCAGTGTGAATCATAAACAAGTTGTTCCGCACCCGGTATTCCTTGGGTGGCTCCTCCACTGGAAATAAGTTCTATATTATATTTTTCACCTTCATCTTGAAATTGAAATGTTAATGCTTTTATTGAATAATTTGGATCTGCACTGACGCCACTGGGAACAACATCCAAAAACTTTGGTGTTTTTTTGATATAATAATAATTTTTTGAAACATATTGAAAAGCGGGGTTTGATAAAATAGCATATGCTTTTCTGTATTTTTTACCATCAGGAAGTTTTCTTATAACATCATCACCTTCAAAAACACCAACTCTTCTAAAATCATTATCTACTGTACCATATGAAGGATCCTTATCTGGATCTCTATGAAAATATTTAAAATTAAATTTTCCAGTTAAATCAGTCCAAAAGAAAAAATTTGGTTTTTTATCAACTTCATCTACAGAAAATGAAGCAAGATAATTTAAATATTGAATTGTATCACCAGAAGGATTATGTTCTCTTGTTGATAACGCATTTAAAGGTTTATATAAAACAAAATTTGAAGTTTTATCAACAATTCCAGTAGAAAAACCAGTTTTTGTTACAATTTCTTGAACAAAGGAATCTATTTTTTCTAATACAGGTTTGACGTAAGAGAGATCTTTTATTAATGATGTATTTTGTACTTTTTTATAAACTTCCGTAGTAAAAAATATTCCGATAAAATTTTCTTCAGTATCTGAGGATGCGTTATTTAAATAACTTACAGAAGTAATATTAAAAGTAAAATTTGGATTATTGGATCCATACAAAACTATTGATATTTTTGTTATTTCAAATTGTAAAATTCTAGATACTATATCTTTTTTATCTTGAACTACTAAAACACCATTTGGGAAAACATCATTAATTGTTTCCACCATTTCAATTCTTTCAAATAAACATTCTGTATTTTGTTTTGCAATATCAACAGATTCGCTTCCATCTGAATTTTGTAAAAAAATACTTTTTATATTAGAGTAAGCTGGATTAAAATTTGACTGAGTATTTGGCATTTTTTATTTAAACTTTGCTGTTATAAAAAAACTTTTTGCTTTTCCAAAAAAAGAATTTGTAAAACTTTTTATAGTTTTTGATGAAGTGTTTATAAAAGATTCAACCGTTACATTTGATCCATTATCACCTGTAGTACCATAATTAAAATTTATAGATTCAATTTTATTTGAATCAAATTTAGATTCTCCAGTAGCTGTTATTTTAGATGTTACTGTAAATTTACCATTAGGTTTATCATAAAAATATAAAGTTTTTTCTTTTGAAGTTTTAACTTCTTGTGTATAAAGTAGTTTTTGTATGCTATATGATCCCCCAGAATTTGGATATATTAATACATAAGAACTGCCAGTGACACCAGAAACAAATAAAGTTCCATTTTTTTCTTTTTTGGTAATCATATCACTTGTTCCATAAAATTCATCATCAATTAAAGAAAAAGGACCATCGATGTTAAAATTTCCAACAGAAGAAAATGAAGCTGAATTACCACTATTTGATTGATATGGAAGAATTATACTTCCTCGGGGAAACACATAAGATGTTGTGCCAGAAAGATCTCCCGTCAAAGATATGTCATATTTTCCTTCTTCATTTTTATTAAAAATATTTGCATTTGGTGGTAGTATTTTTAATGGATTTATTTTTTTATTTGCTATAATAAATGACCAAAAACTGTCAGGATTATTATAAATTTTACTAGCCGCTTCAATTAAAGTACTTTTATCATCTAAATCTATAGTATTGGTATTTTCTTTTACTTTTGAAAAATCAATATAAGTAAAAAAATCAGATATAGTAAAGGAACCGATGGTACTTTCAAATTTTGTTTTTGGTAAATTTTCAAAATATTTCATAATATTCTTTAAATTGAATTGGCTGATATTTCTGATTTCGAATAAATTCCACCAGCTGCATAACCATCCGAACCACCGGGAACATATGTTCCTGTTTCAAATTCTGTAAATTGTAAACCTAAAAGTGTTACCGCCGAAGTGCCATTAGGCAACAATCTGATAACTGAATCGGAATTATCGTTTCTTTTTACCATAACAGTATTTAATACACACACTAACGGCGATCCAAGCCAATCTGCTGTAAGATCTCCTTCATCACCAAATCCAGTAGGTGCATTTCCTTTAGTAATTTTCATAGCCCATAAACTTTGGGGATAAGACCTTTCAGGAAGATCTGAAGCTTGTGTTGGATATGATGATTTATTAAATGAACCGACTATTTGTTCAATTATTTTAGCTTCTTGTGCATTTTTGGGAACTAAAACATATTGAAAAAAGTATTGTTTTCTTGCTTCTGAAATCATCGACATTTCAGCAATATTACTAAAACGTCTATAAGTTGTAGTAGCAAATACTCGTTCATAATATGACATGGCTGGCGCGGCCATTCTTTCCAACTGTCTTAAGGTTCCACCAATACCACCTCCTGCATTGGCTATGGCTGCTTTTGTTAATATGGGGCCAACCGGATTGCTATTACTTTCACCAAACTCATGTTGGACAACATAACCGGGTTCTTTGGGTAGAGGCAATTTAATATGATTAAAAGCTCTAGATATGACTCCAGCTCTAGTTCTTTGCGTATTTATTAGAGAATAATCAGCAGCATAAAAATTTAACCATAGAGGTTGTTCGGCTGCATAAGATCCCAGTGGAAATTGATAGAAGGCCATTTTAAATATTTAGATAAATTACCTAAATATTTTGATGGCATACAAAACTAAATACAAACCCGAAAATAAACAAAAATATGTCGGAGATGTTGATAATATAGTTTGTAGGTCTTTATGGGAAAGATCTGTATGTAAATTTTTAGATCAAAATCAAAATATATTGAAATGGTCTTCCGAAGAAATACAAATACCATATTTGAATCCATTTGATAATAAAATGCACAACTACTATCCAGATTTTTTGGTGCAATTTAAAGAGGGGACATCTTTAAAATGTTGGTTGATAGAAATAAAACCAAAAAAACAAACGTATTTAAAAGAAAATGCATCAAAGAAAGAAAAAATAACTTGGGGCATTAATCAAGCAAAATGGAATGCTGCAAAAAATTATTGTGATAAAAATAATTTTGAATTTAAAATACTAACAGAAAAAGAACTATTTACCAATGGCTAATCCACAAAATTCAATTTTTGAAATTAAAAATTTTTTTGGTAGGCATCAAGGTCTACAAAGAGATAATAGATATAGTATTTCCTTTGAAAATTTGCCTCCAGAGGTTCCTGTGTGGTCGGAGCAAGATCTTTATTCAATAACTGCTGCAGCGGGAGCAAGAGGAATCGATGCTATTGCTGATAATCTTTCTGGGTATGGCCCGGGAAGAATTGTACCTAGATCTCAAAAATTTGTTGGTGGAGTATTACTGACATTTCCAATAACGAATGATAATTTTATTGTAGATTTTTTTAATAAATGGTTTAATTCAATTTATTCTGGTGGAAGAAATGCAAATAATAAACCTTATCTTGTTCAATATTATGACACCCACGTTTATAATGTAAAAATGAGATTAAAAATATTAGATCCAAATGGAAATATAAACAAAACTCTTTTGTTTCATGAAGTGTTTCCAGTCGAATGTATTCCTTTTGAATTTAATATGGCACAAGCAAATGAATATTTAAAATATCAAGTATTGATGAATTATCGTGAATTTACTTTAATTTAAAATGGAATATCAAATGGATTTAGCAAAAGAAATAAACAATTTTTTACCAAAATATAAAACTACATTGCCCTTTTCAAAAAAGGATGTAACGTTCGTACCATTTAAAGTAAAAGATGCAAAAAATATTGCTACTATTTTACAAGAAAATAACAGATATCTTGCTTTTAATGCTATGGTAGATATTTTAAAAAGAAACGTAGAAGGAGTTAATCTTAATGATCTTTGTTTAGCGGATGCAGAATTTTTATTTTTACAAATAAGATCAAAAAGTGTTGATGAAATGTTAAATTTGGTATACAATAAAGAAAAAATACAGATTAATATATCCGAGATAAAGGCAACAAATAGTCTACAAAATGAACAAATATCAGTTGGAGAAAATTTATCAATTATTGTAAAAACACCAAGTATTAAAGATTTGCTAAAAATAAATGGCACAGAAAAAGAAGATTTCATCAAAGCATCAATAAAAAATGTTTTATTAAAAAATGAAATATATGATTGTTCAAAATTTATGCCAGAAGAAATAAAAGAAGTAATGGCAAATTTGCCTTTAAATATCATAACAAAACTTGATGATTTTTTGAAAAAAGAACCACAATTATATTTGTCAGTTGAAACTAGTGAAGGTAAAAAGGAGGTCTCCGGGTTACTTAATTTTTTTATCTATCGGTAAAGTTTTTTGATTTGGCTGATTATTTTTCAACTAACTTTACCATGATTAGCAAATACAATTGGAGAATATCTGATATTGAAATGTTGGCACCTTGGGAAAGAGAAATATATATTACATTAATTGCAGCCAACGAAGAAAGAAAAAAAGAACAAAACATGCAAAATTCAATGATGCAAGGAAATAATTTTTAATGAATGAAGAAAATAATATTTCAATGGATTTTGAAGCAGAGAGACAATTAATGTCTCCAATTATTAATGTTTTTAATGAAGAAATTTCTACTACAAACAATGTTTTATTTGATCCAAAATTACCAGAGTCTGATTTAATTCAAAGTTTAGAATCTACAGAATTGCCACAAACACAATTTATTGTTTCTTCAAAAACAAATGAAACAAATTTTGTAGATAATTTATTACCCGAATCACAACCAATATCTCAAAATTTTGGTGTGGAGTTGCCTGAAGCATCTTTTATGATTCCAACAGAAACTACAGATTCTTTTAGTTCCCAGATGCTAGAAGCACAATTTTCAAAAACAATAACGCCAACAAATATTGAAAGTGATGTTGATTCTTTGTATCAAAAAACTAAATCTTTAGAAGAAAGTATTATGAATTTACAAAATAGAGGTGATGGTTGGTTAAAAACAAAAGAACGAGATTCTTTTGAAGAAAGACCTACAGTAGAACCAACAAATTTGGTATTTGAACAAAGAAAAATGCGGTCAAGCACCATTCCAGAATGGGCATAAAAAACCCCCTTTCGGGGGTTTTCTTTAATCATTCTCCATTTCGGAAAAATATTTTAGAGGATCTTTTTCCTCCACATCTTCCACAACTGAAGTCTCTTCAACATCATCCTCAATGCTCTTACTTTCAGCAAACTGAGCACGGATGTCGTCTCCGACAGACTTCTTGAATCTGGCATTCAACTCGTCAAAGCTCTTAAACTGACTCTTGTCAACGAAGGGCTTGAGCGGGTACTGCTTCTTCCAAATTTCCTCAAGCTTCTTGTCCTCGCCACCAAACAAAGGTGCTGGTGTCGCAAACTCGCTTCGGTCGTAGTTTACATATCCACCGACATTGCGAATCTTGATTTTGAAGTCTGCTCCAGTCCAGAAGTTGAAAGGATCTACCGCAACTTCATCTTGGAATTCTGGATGAGCAAGGCTCTGGATCTTTTGGAAGATCTTAGTACCATACTGATAAAGGAAGACCTTTCCCTTATTCTCTGGATTAGCAGGATCTTCAATAACCAAGATATTGGAAATGTAAGTCAGCTTACGCTTACGATTACGTGCAATGTTTTTATCATCCTCAATACCACTGTTCCACAATTCCGTATTTGCTGCACACACCGGGCACTTTTCACCAATGGTAGTTGGGCAGTTTTCATAGAACCAGCCACCCTTGCCCTTGAAGGTATGGCTATAAACCGCCACAAATGGGCTATCTTCATTTTCTATTTCTGGCAGAAAACGAATTACAGCGTATCCATTTCCCGCTTTGTCAATTCCGGGTTTCCACATTCTTTCATCTTTATAACTTTCTTTAGAAGTCATCTTATCAAGACGCTCAGTTAAAGATGCGACCGAATTTTTACTCTTCTTTTTAAAATCTGAAAAATTTCCCATATTATTCTTTCCCCAAGGATCTACCTTGGCCTTGTTGTTTATCAGTATACAATACAATCAATCAATAGGCAAACGTTTTGTTTTTGTTTTTTTTAAAAAATTTAAATCTACCGCTTCAATTTCAATTTTTTCTATAAGAGGTTTTGTTAACAATTTTCCAGCAGCATTTGGTTCAATATTCATTTCTTCTGCCAATTCTAATACACAATCCATAAATGGCAATTTTGTAGTTTTTACTCTCTGTAAAACTTTATTTGAAAAAATTTCTTTGGCAGAATCATCAATATACATAACTAATCATACTCCAGTTTTATTGAAAAGCAATATTAAAATCTATCTAAATATTCTAGAACTATTTAGAGGACAAAATGCCAGCAGACATAGACCCAAATCTTGTTATAGAAACTTCAGGACTTACCGCAGCAGTCGCAACAGATACTGTTGTATTTTCTGGCACAACGGCACACTTTCAATTAATAAAATTAGCTTATGGCTTGACTGGTGCTGCCACTATAGTATCTCCCACCAACCCATTACCAGTTTCTGTTTCTTCTGGTATGACTGCTACTATTTCGGGATTTACTGGCACTTTGGCTGTAGAAGGTGTTGTAGGGGGAGAACCCTTAACTATAACCGGCACAGTAATTGCAACAGGAAACACATCTGCACCAGTATATATTTCTCATATAAGCGGTTCCCCGGTGGAGGTTACCGGAGGGAGAATTTTAACAAAAAGTACCGATGCTATTTCTGTTTTCGGGCCAGCGGGAAATACGTGGATATACACTAATCTAGTAAATTCATCTGGAAATGCAATTGGCAACACTTCAAATCCTTTAATAGTACAACTTAGTGGGGTTACAGTCAGTGCTACACTCAGTTCTACCGTGGGAGTAACAAACGACAGTGCAACTAGTGGTTTGCGTGTACAAGGTCTTTCTGGTGGAACATCTTTAGCAGTCACTGTAGGTAATACTGTCGGTATAAATGATACACAAATTTTAAATTCTCTTAGCGGGATTTCTTCACAACTCGGAACATTAAATACAAATCTTTCTACTCTCGGTATTTCAGTTCCTTCATCATTTAAAACAGGAAGAGTATCTGTAACATCTTCTTCGGTAGTTCAAATGGATTCTTCTGGCTATACTTGTGAAAATGGGATAACAGTAAAAGCAATAAATGCAAATACCAATGTTGTTTATATGGGAAATACATCAGGACTGGTTGGAACTTCTTTTGGTCACGCTTTATATGAAGGTGATGAAATTTTCTTAAAATTAAATAATACAAATAAAATTTATTTGATAGCATCCTCAGGAACACAAATAGTTACATACGTAGCATCTTAAAATGAGTACATCTTCGTTAAACCAAGTAAAAACCATGTCAAATTATGGTTTTTACGTTTCTGGAAATACTTTAGATCCTATTTTTGCTAAAGGAAAGATAGAAAGCAAACCATCTATATCTTTTTATGGATCTTCTCTATACATAGATTATTCAAATACATCTAATATTTCAGATTTAGTATACCTAAAAAAAACTTTTGGTTCTTTTACTGCTGGTGTAACATTTTATATTCCACCTGTTCAATATTATGATGGAAATAATAATATACAAACTACTATTGGTGGAACGGCATATTTTAATAAATTAATAAATGGAGACCGTGTTGTTGTTGCTAACATTATTAGTGGATTTACTACTCCTACAAATTATAGTTTTTTTGAAAAAAATAATTTTATTAAAAACATAGAATACAATTTTTCTACTAGCCAATCTCTTACTGGATATTTTTTAGTAAATTCTATGCCAAGCATGAGTCCCAATAGATTTAAAGGATTGGGAATCATAGGGAGTATATTTAATTTTGAAGAATATGTATCTTTGAATGGTGGAACTGCAGAAAATGCAGATAGATTAAAGGTATATGGTTATTGTGAATTAAAAGACGGTCAAGAAGTAATATATTTTGAAAGTGGCGGAACAGCACAAAATTTAATAGAAACCAATTCTGAAATTAGTTTATATGTTCGAGGAGATCCAGATTTAATAACTGCACCAAAATATTCTTCAGTGCCTGTAGTATTAATATTAAAAGTTAAAAATTCAGGCTCTGTTATTTCTTGTTTTGAAAATCAAAGTTTCAATCAAGCAATACTAAGAAAAAATCAATTTGGTGCTGCTAGCTATGCTTACGCAATAATTGATAATTGTGCGTCGTGTATTGATGCAAATTATTCGGATCCTGTTAATGGATATAAAAATGATATTGGTGAATTTTTTAATAGTTTGATTTTTATCAAATTAACAAATTCATCTGTTGCATTTGCAACTTCAGCTTTTTCTGCAACACTGAATGTAGCATCAAATCCTAATATTATTATCGGTGGCGCAAATAATAGCATTATAAAAATTGATATAAGCCATCCATCGCTGATTGGTTACGATTTATTGATATATTCTGAACCAACAAGAAAAACTTTATTAAATATAAATCAATTTGAAAAATTTGGAAAATTGGGTTATATAAATTCTTTCGCTATATTAAAAAATTATATAACAAGTAGTACATTATATTGCACTTTACAAAATTCACAAACTTCGGCAGAAGTACAGTTTACCATAAAAGTATAAACCCCTCTTTTGGAGGGGTTTGATACCTTCGTATTTAATACGTAAGTAAATTTTTACCGACTTCGGTTTCTAACCACACGGTAATATGAACGCCCATTTCGGGTTTCGCGTGTGATAGCGTAGTTCATATCAAAGCGATTAAATGCTTCACGAAGGTCATGCATCGTTGCGCGCATGTTGCTTACACGGAAACGCTTCCGTGCTTCACCTGCTGTGAGGGGAGTACCCGAACGCATGTAATCAAACACTCTCTGAATCTTAGTAGGACGATCAACTGTAGTAATTTCCATATAAATTTCCTTTCTTATAAGAAGTGCCCATAATATAGCACCCATTGCTTGACTGTCAAGTAATATCCTAAATAATATGGACTGAGGAGACTCCACCATGAGCAAGCGGAATCGTCAGTTTGTCAGACATGTGAAAAATCATCTGGCAGAATATGGTATGAACCTTGTCATTGGGCGTGGAAAACGGGTAAACGTCGGGGGATACCGCTGTGTTGGATATTTCGATGAAGGTAAAAAAGTTATAAAAATTGCAAAAAATTCACCAGAATTTATGTCCACTCTGGTCCATGAATATTGCCATTTTTTACAATGCATCAAAAATTGTAAAATTTTTAGAAAATCAGATATAGCTGGAATTATTATAGATGAATGGTTTAATGGAAAAGAATACTCAGAACAAAAATTGAAAAGAGCATTCTTTCTTGTTCGCGCCATGGAACGCGACTGCGAAAAAAGAGCAGTAAAAATTATTAAAAAATTTAATCTTGAAATTGACAGCAAGATGTATGCAAAGAAAGCAAATTGCTACATCTATAGTCATTTTTTGATGGAGAAGACTCGAAAATTTGACTCATACAAAAAGAGTCCCTATCGAAGTCCTATTGTTCTTAAAGTGATGCCATCTACAATGGCAGTTTTAAGTCATCGAAACATTCCACCAAAAATATATTCAATACTAGAATCATTCATTTAATGGTGGATGTTCGTTTACAAATTTTTTAAATGGTTGTTCTCCGTAGGGCCATCTGTCGTCTTTGTCCATAAACTTATAATAGACTAAAGAATCAAGATAATCTGAAAGCATTTTCAGAGTTGTGTCGTCTATATTCCATTTCACATTGTCCTCTTCATTTATTGCTGGGGCATCTGCTGCATTGTGTTCTGCAACTGCAAGATCAGCAATCTTGGCAAGATTTCCAAGAATCTCTAAGGACTTGGCGCATTGAAAAAAAAGATCCTTTTTGAGAGGATCTTCTTCTTTGCGAGCCAAGTTACGAATTTCGTAAACTAACTCTGAAATTTTCATAATTGTCTCCTTACGACAGTGTGAGGAGATACCTGGTTTTCTGGACAAGTGCAAGCATCTCATCACGTATATTTAACAGAGATGTGTGGTCAATTGTTTTTTCTTTTTGTATTTCTTCTGAAAGATATTCTTCAAAAGATTTAAGAACAAAATCTGCAGTAGTTTTTTTTGGTCCATTGAATGTTAGAGAACTAATTTGAAATACTTCTTCCCGACCATTGATTCCAACATATGCCTCCGTAAATGCATCCAATAAAGGATCTAATCCTTCGTAAAGAGTTCCCAACGCAATATGGGCTGAATACGAGGATGTACCCCAATGATGGAGACGAATTTCATTTTGAAAATTTAAAAGTGTTTGTATACAATTCATGTTATTCCTTTTTGTTCTTCAATAGTATTTACAATTGCTTTTGCAGCACCTTTTATAGAATTTAAAGCATCCTTTGTATTAAAACCTGTCCCTGAAGATTTACCAAATTTTTTAATTGGGCATTCGAAAGAAGGCATCCATAATTTATTTGTTAATGCTGCTCTAGGATTTTTTGAACTACAACCACATTTAGTACACCAACCCAGTTCTTCTTGATCTGGTTTTGGATTTACTTTATTTGGACACTCTTTACAAATATTTTTTCTTTCTTCATATATCTCAAGAGAAACTTTTCCATTAAAAAATTGAGATCCTTCTGCTTTTCCATATGAAAGAGCTTTTTTAAGAAAAGATTCACTTTCACCATTTTCTTCGTCAACTTTTTCATTTATAGAAGGATTGTATATGTTAGTTTGAGGAAGTTTTGATTTTAATTCTTGTAACGATGGTCGCAAAAATCCCGGAATATCCGGTGTTATATTTTTTCTTAATTCACATTCACTGCACTTTTTAATATTAGTTTCTTCATTTTTTAATGCACAAAATGAAGAACATTTGTTATTAATTTGCCAATATACGCAATTAATTTTTTTATGTACAATTTTATTATTAGTTGTACATCTTTCGAATTGTGGTAAAACAATATTATTCATTATCTACTTGGACCTTTAGCCGTAATTATAATATGACTTCTGTTTATTGCAAGTGAATCTCTATTTGGATTTGGCTGGTATGTAGTATCAAAAGGCAAAAATCCTCTATCATTTTCTTCTACTTCATATTTTTTAATAGTAATGTTTAATCCCGGTGCTTCTGAGGCGCACACCCTACCACAACCTAATTGAGGCCAAGGATTTATTGGAACATTCAAAGGCTCTAAACTCCAACATTGCGCATCACTGGTATACCAAGCATACCTACTCCAACCAGACAAAGAAGCATAATCTATGCTTATTCCATTTTCTGGGCAATTTATATCTTGGCTTTCTATTTCTATTTCTAAATTTTCAATAAAATCTGGAGTTTGTAGTTTTCCTTCTTTTGTTCTTTGTTGACATAAATATTTTCTCCAATTTACAAATGATGGTGGGAATCCCCAACCATATCCTGCTCCAAGAGGACCACACGTTTTAAATTGATAACCATACTGACAGCCCGCCCCACTGGGACAATCAGGAGTTGCAGTTTTTGTCCATAAACAATCTGCTCCGGGACCAGAATATTTTTGACAATTTGCTCCAGACTTTAGTGCATCAATTGCTAATTGTCCATCACAACCACATGCATGATATTCTTGACAATTTTCAGACATACATTCTGACAAATAAGTTGCAGTAGAATTGGCGCCCCCTGTCTGTAAGTATATTCTTTCAGTATCAAGTCCAAAATATTTTGGAGCAATCGAACAACTTGATAAGTAACATACTTCTGCAACTTCTCCTCTACTAACTAATTTTTCATCACCACAATCTTCACAAAATTTAGAAATTCCAACTCTAGCCTTTGGGCCCATAACATTTTGACCACAAGACCAGTAACCAGACCAAGTTTTATCTGATCCAGCAACACCCTGTTCTATAGCAGAAGATTCTCCGGGGCAAGGTACTTCATTGCTTGAACCTTTACAAAGTATAGTATCTTCACCAGTGCATTTATTGCATCTGCAAGAACTTTTACATTCAGGACAATCGGGCTCACACCCATCTCCATCTGGAAAACAACAGGCATCAGCCCCATTGAAGGTTCCTAATGGATTTCCATCTTCATCAAGATCTTCTGGAATACAATTTCTAGGAACACCAGAATATGGATTGTAACAGCCTCCAGGACAGAAACCTTGTGAACCACCACACGGATCTGGTTCATTTATTTGACAAACTGCATCTTGTTCATCACAGGCACACAAAGAACATTCAACTGCACACATATATTTTGGTGCATTGGTGGGAAATGGGGTTTCATTAAACACGGGATATTGATTCATGTAATAACTATCCCTGCGGTATCCTTCTGCATCACCTATTGAACAAGTTGAGGATATCCATTCACAAGAATATTCTCCGTATAAAATACCACAATCATATGGTTCAAATCCCCTTGTAACTAATTCTTTTGCGTCTGAAATTGCATCGGGGTGAACTTTTAATCCAATATAAGAATTTCTATATCTGCATCCTTCTCTGTCAACAAAACTTGACATGGGGGATCCCGGATTTCCAGATGCGAATGGTATATCTGCATTTGCTCCAGTCCATCTTTTTGAATGTTCTGCCATTACACTGGATGCATTTCCCGGATCAATTACATCATCATTTTGATCTACATAAACAACGGGGCAGGATCCAAAACTTAAATAAGGTAATAGTTTATTTGTTAATCCAAATACACAATTATCTCCTGTAGGCCAAGGAGCTGGAGTTCTAAATTGCACCTCTTGATTTGCGCAAAGATTTACCTGTGATGGCATTGGCAATCCTTTGCTGTGGATTATCATTTTTAATCCACCGCTAGTTTCATTTGTTGAACCACCGGGCTGCGAATCACAATTGCAATTTGGATCACTTGAAGAACTACTACATACAATGCACGACATTGCTTTTGTTTCTACTTTTACATCTAAAACAATAGGTCCTCTTTCTGCAAAAGATATTTTTCCTCCTATTTTATTTGTCATGCAATGTAAAAATGGATCTACTGGAAGAGGGTCCATAAATCCTCCACCCTCTAACCGTATTGGACAACCTGTTACACATTCGTCACAAGAAGAAGGTAATATTCTTTCATATCTTCCTGTATTTCCAGTTCCACTAGATCCTGTTGGGCCACTGTCACCATAACATGGATAATGTGCTACAGACGATCCTGTAGGTCCAGATGATGCTGTAGGTCCAGATGATGCTGTAGGTCCAGATGATGCCGTAGGTCCACATGATCCAGAATTGTTTGTTGATGGTGTTTTATTTTTATAACCAGATGGACAATCGCAACCAAGACTAGAAAAATGAGTTTCTGTTAATTTTTGAGTAACAGTTATTTTAAATTTTTTTTCGTCTGGTGTTCCTTCTTTAAATACTTTTTCTAAAGAATTTATTTGAACATCCCAATCTCTGAACACTCTCCAGACTTTTCCTTGATCTATATCAGAATGATCTAAAGTAAAAAGCACTCTAAGTGCATTTGTTGGTGTTTTATTTATCCACAGACCATCATCTTCGGGGCCAGCAGACCATTCAAATCCAGAAGCTTCTAATAATTCTATTTCACCATTTATGGCTTCACAATCCATACCAAAAGACCATTCACCAAAACTTCTTGCCTGTTCGCTATAAGTGGGTCTACAAAAATCTCCATATATACCACCAAAACCGTCAAAATCATAATCTGGCGGCGGGCCATCTTCCAATTCTTGCGCAAAAAATTTGGTTGGTACTACAACGTGAATACTAAATTTTCTCGGAAGCTGGCCTGAATTTGTTTTATCATAAACATCCCATTCTGGGGTTGTATATCTATGTGCCGGATCCCACCAACAAAAAAATCTTCTCTTTTCTTCTGCGGTATTATAATTTGAAAGTTTTTCACATGATTCGGGAACATCTTCCCAGCCAAATGGAGTTCCATTTGGATCTAATTCATAACATATTTCATCATTAGAACAATAAGATTTTAAACATCTCTGTGGGTTTTCATTTTCACAGGGATCTTCGCTTTCCCCATCGCCAGTATTTGTTTCATCGTTACATGTATCATTAGAAAGACTATTTTGTTCTGCGTATTTAAATCTGTATGGCCATGGGCCTCTGGGCATTTTTGCAAAACTTTTATTACAACCTTCATTACCTAATAAATCAACAAATGCATAACATTCTGTCAACTCTTCCCAATTTATTTTTTCACTTTCATTTACATGATAAGATCCAACTGCATCTGGATGCGCTCTTAAATTTTTTGTTTTTCCATTAATATTTAAATTTATAACTTCTTGGTAAGAACCATTTACTTCTTTTTCAATTTTTAAATTAAATAAAATATCAAAAAATGAATCATCATCATTTTCGATATTTGTCATATTAAGGCCGTTGAACCAACACGGATATATTTCACCATAATATAATGCATCACCCCAAACATAACTTTGTTCTTTTAAAACATCTGAGGGGGTTCTAAAATTTATATAAGTATCTAAATTTTTTACTTTTTTACATTCCCAACAAGAATTTTCATCATATGTTCCATAACCTATTGCTGTTTCTAATGTGCCATCTTGTGAACATATGAAATTGGTCATCACATGACCAACACTGGGTATATCGGTTGTTAAAGTTCCTATTGGATTCCAATTAGGTTGCCCACATTGTTCTAAATTACCTTCATTAGCAAATAAATCATAACGATTATACCAATTTGCTCCAGAAAAATCATGGTCGCACCAACCTTCTTTAATATCACAACAACAAGCTTTTGTAGGCATAAGTCACCTCAAATAATATTTATATGTTATGTGAGAGGAGTCGGATCTATTTTATATGGTCTTTCATCATCCACACCAAAACCGATTGTACTAGCTATATCTGTTCCTAATCCACCTTGTGAGACTATACTATTAGGTGCATTTACATAATTTATAAAATAATTATCCGCCGTTTTACCGGAAGAAGGGGTATTTGAAATATTTAATCTTCTGATAATAGTATAGTATGGTGGATTTGGACTTAAACTAACTGTATCAGCCGGACCAATATTGTTAGAAGGTTTACATGGATTTTCAATTACTATATCATTGCCACCTAATGTCATGCCTGTTCCCGCACCAGGTCCTTGAGTTATCTGGTAAGTAAATCCGATTGCAAGCTTCATTCTCCAAACAATTTCTTTTTCATTTCCGGGATTATTGTTAACTAAGTAGTAATGATATAATCCAGTATAACCTGTAGTTGGGGCAGTATCTCCCATTTTGAACCCCATACAAAAACCGTACTCAACTGGAAATCCAAAAGTACTTCCGGGTCTTGGAGAATTTGCGGGTGTTCCTATAGTTCCACCTTGTGTAAATTTTCCTGCTGCAACTATTGTTTCTCTGGTTGTAGAATCATCTGTGGATGACTGATCTACTAATTTATAATATAGAGTTAACCCAGCAGAAGAAAGCTGTGCAACCGTTTTTGGATTATTTGTTGCTTCTTCTAATGTTAAAACTAAAGTTGTAACTTTTGTCGGAAATCCTTCAGCTATATCTGGTGGAACTCTTTTATATGCTGGAGTCCAAGAAACAAAATTTGATGTTCCATTACCAAATGGTGGCAAATGCATGTAAAGATCATTTATTCTTGGTTGATAATATATCGAACCCGTATTGTATTCGCCAGCAGAACCACCAACTTCAGTAGTTCTAGTACTGGGAGTTCCAAAATTTTTGTATGTCATAATTCTTCTCCGATATAATTAAATTTATATTTTGTCAATTCTTCATTTGTTGTAGAGTTTTTTAATACTAAATTAAAATTTTCTTGTACACTATTAAATATTACTTTTAATTTAAAACTAAAAAAAGAATCAATTAAAATTTCATTATTCATTAATATCGGTTCTTCGTTCTTGATTAAATAAACTTCTACATTAGAAGCATTTTGATCTTTTACTAATGTTAAATAAAATATTTCTGAATTTTCATTTCCAGAAAAACCCACTGTATATAAAAATTCTCTACTATTAGAATAATTATATGTTGTTATACAATATTTCATTTAATTAAACATCTGTAATATTAAAAGTAGCTACGGTTGCATTTGGTGAAACTGATGTATTTTTCACTACAAATGATACCGGATATGGTTCAGGACCATCACTATAATCTTCAAGTGCTACTATTTTAAATCTTAAATTACCTGGGCCCAACGTTACTAATGCTAATTCTAATGTAGTAGAATCTGTTATATCGATATAAGACCCACCTTGATTAGAATATTGAAATTTATAATCAACCAAAGAAGAGAAACTGACACCTGTGGTGCCATTGAATACTCCAAATGAAAGTGTTACGGGACAACTATTTCCAGATAAAGTGGTAGCTGCATCAGGAAACAATTCTGCATCGGGTGCTGTGTAATCTGTAAACAAAATGTTTACAGGGTTTCCTGAGTTTAATACACCAATGGTATAATTACATGGAATAAGTTTTTCTCTGCTATCGCCACTTAAAGTTTCATAACCAATTAATAATAAATCTTGCATAGAAATATTGGGCAAACGAAAACCATTGTTTACGTTCACCCAAGATTCATTGAGTTGGTCCCATTTGAATGGGCCCATTGCAGTATTAATAATTTTTTCACCTGTTTTTGAAGGTAAACCTGATTGCATACCTTCAAAAAATGTATTCATTGTCTTTTTTACGCCCATATTTTCCTCAAAAGTATTTATAAAATATTCAAACCATCATCATTGGTGTAATATATTTTATGAAATAGTTCTGAGCACCATTTACTGCACACTGGACATGGTTTTGAATTTCTAAATTCTCCAAATCTGTTAAATCTTACGTTTAGCAATATAAGTTTTTTATCTCTCAAATTATATGGAACTTTTCTAAATGCGTCCAATTCTGAATGCATTTCTCCATACTTATATCCCAATTTTATTGTTTTGGGATGAGTTTTAAAAATATTTTGGCCTATTGCTATTATTTTTTTCTTGTATATTATAATAGAAGTATGCTTTTTCTGCCTTTGCATTGAAATTGAAAGAGACTTTGCAATCGGCATATAATTTTCTATAATAGTATCAAAATTCATTTTACGTCGTCAATTTTAATCCTCCAACTGTGTTTAGAGAATTTGTCGGGGTGACGATGCCCTTATTAAGACTTGAATCGTATTGTTCTTTGAGTTCTTCTACTGGTTCTACTATAAACGGAATAAATGATTTTGGAATTTCTACACCTTTAGATGCTTTTGTATAGATTAACCAAGGCATTAAACCAATTTGACCGTGGCCGACTGGAACTAAAATTGCTGGATCTTTTAAAATAAAACTTTCAGGTGTTTCTTCAAACCTTGATAAAATTTCTTCGCCCGAATTTAGTCTAAATACTTTTACATTCATATGAATCCTTTGTGTATTATTATAGCCTGTATAATACTATTAGCAAGCAACAATCCAATGAAATCATTTATGAATGCTTACGATAATCAAACTAAAAGTTCAGGATAAACAATTATTGGATTTAAAATTTCTTTAATATTTACCGAATGGCCATTTTCTTTCCACCAATTTAAAATTAAAGTATTAGAATTGATGTGAGCACATTTATCTTCTTCACCTTTATCCGGGAAAACAGATTGCAAATTTATATTTTCAATCAATAGTGGTAAATTATAAGTTTTACCTCCCATATACATTATATTTTCACATATAGGCCATGCTTCTGCATTTGGTATTGTAAAATTAAATAAATTTATATCTTTAATATACCAATCTATTAATTTTTTTGCATAAGATCTCTTTATCAAAGAAAATAAACCAAATTCTTGTATAATTCTTGGATGTAAATGATATGTAAGCCTTTGTGTACCATAGGTTATATTGCCTAAATGTATACATTCCCAATCATCTGGCAAATTGTTTTCAAATTCTTCCCAAGTAAAATTCCAATAATTTGCTGTTTCAAATGAAACATCATCTTCTAAAAACAGAGCGGAATTGTCATCTGTTGTTTCATACCATTCTTTTATTGCCAACAAATGTGATGCAGTCACATAATGACCTTTAATCGATCCTAATTCATTTATTCTGTGACCAGTTATTATTTTTTTTGAATCAGATTCTTCAGTAGATATTTTTAAATCATAATTGTTGATATTATAATTTTTAAAATGATCTATGATATAGTTTTGCCTATCTATACATGTCTCGTAAGACATGCAATAAATTTTTGGTAAATTTTTTAATTTATTTTCCAAAGATACCATATTACAATTTTATATCAAGATCTTTTATAAATTGGAATGAATCGTCTTCTGCCTTCATACCACATTTATGTGCAAACAATAATTTTTTTAATTTAAATTCAAGATCACCTTTATATGATATTGGTTCTCTTAATTTTTCATTTACATCACAATACTGTTCTCCAATACAAATCATCATATAAGAATTATGATGCATTGCAAGTTTGTAAAAAACATCTGCAATAAAAAGATATGCTTCAGGTCTATTTGGAAGAATAGAGATTGCATTTTGAAAAAATGATTTTTCTGTATAAAGCCTGCTGCCTTGTCTTCTTATTGCAAGACCCGCACGAATCATACATTCATATTGAAGTAATTTATCATCACTTCTTTCAGCACATCGAATATAATGTGATATTGCAGAAGCAACCTGATTCATAGAATCATAAGTTAAAGCTATTTTAAAATTTATTTCTGGATCTTCAGTATTGTGTGTATATTCGATTAGTTGAGTTGATAAACGATCTATCATAAATTCAACAGCCTTTCAATTATATTTTCGGGCACTTTTAATAAACATGCAGAATTATCTTGGAATCCAAAAGTTATGTAAAAATGTTCGTCTTTAAATGCCATTCCAGCACAAAATTCAATATCACCACCCAAAAAACTAAAATCATCAGACCAACCAATTTTTACAAAATTTTTATCCCATAAAACAATTCTGTGTCTATAGATTCCATCTTTTCTTCCTATAAAATCATTAAAAAGATCTACTTCATGTGTAATAGTAATATAATAATTTTTCCAAGGAATTACTTGAGATCCACCTCTCAAATCTCTATTCAAAGATCTATACTCACCCACATAAACTTGTTTCGATGACAAATTATTAATATCTACTTTTACTAATTCTGTTGGGTTTGTCCATTTAACATAATGAAATGGTTTATCTAAAACTGGCATCCAGTTTTTTTCACAATAGCTATCTTTATCTATAGGTGGTTCAATTCTATAACGTTTTATTTCTTTTACAGAATAATTATTAATTGACAATTCCGATAATTCAATTCTTCCTTGCCCGTTTGTTGTGGTATCTCTTCTTACCCCTGATAGATACATCTTATTGTCCCAATAAACAATTCTAGCATCTTCAAGTCCAACAAATTCCCATAAAGGCTCAACATCAAGCAGTGATGTATCGATAACAAGATTTTTTGAAACTAAACCATTATCATCAATTTCACAATAATAATTTGTTGTTTTTAATTTTTGATAATGTTCTGGGTGCAAATATACAAGTGGTCCCCACTCATGTAAAAACTTTTTCTTTTCAGAATGATAAATTGTATAATTTACATGACGTAAAATTACAATAGTTTTTCCTTCATGAAAAATAATAGAAGGATTCATTAATCCTGTGCCATCAGTTAATGATGCAGGAATTATTAAAGGTGTAATTCTACCGCCGTTATCAATTGTTAATTTTGCTAAAGGTTGATTCAACATAATTAAAAAGGAATAGTCTCTGCAATGTATATAGGTGATTTATTTGCAAACCATTCTGGAATATTACCAATTTTCCATTTTGCAAATCGTTGTTTTTCATTGATGTAATATTTTCTATAAGCTGTCACTGCATTTTCATCTTTATATTGTTCTGGCATAGCCTGAGCAAAAGGAGTTAGTTTTCCCTTTGGGATATTTACAGGTGCATTATAAAGTTCATCCATCAACATTGCTTCCATAGAATGCACTTTATTGCCATATCTCGCAGAGTATTCTTTGCACAAAGCATATGCATGCTTCCATAGCCACATGTAATTTTTTCTGCTTTCGCGGACCCAAATACTACATGGGTGATTAATCATAGTTGCTTTGCAAATATTTTTCTTTGTGCAAATACTAGTCTGGTATTTTCTTTTTCCAGTATCTACGTGAAGGATTTCACCATCAAGAACATGATGTGCAGTCGAAAGCAATTGGCAAGATTCAACAATCATCTTAACTACATGCTTATCGCACATCATTTGTGCAGAAATTTCCGGCTGTTCATCCAATACAAAAATATTCATACTTCGTGACTTTCAAAAATGTTGTTAATAGTACGATTTACTTTAATCAGTTTACCACGTGAATATAGTTCAGGCAAATTAAAAGCGCCAACATAAGAGCAAGCCGAGCGCAACCCACCAAAAATTTCCTGTATCGTATTTCGTACAGATCCCTTGTATGGTACTTCAACAGTTCTTCCTTCCGATGCTCTATAATCGGAAAGCCCACCATTGTACTTTTCATTCGCAGTCTTACTGCTCATGCCATAGTGCAACATTCGGAGCTCTCCATGCTCACCGTGTCTTATTTCACCACCACACTCATCGTGGCCAGCAAACATTCCTCCAGCCATTACAAAGGCTGCGCCTGCCACATATGATTTTGCAAAATCTCCGGGGTATATGATACCGCCGTCAGCAACGATCCCAATATCTAATGCTTCTGCTGTCGCAGCACATTCTAATACCGCTGATAGCTGTGGATAGCCCACGCCTGCCACTCGCCGGGTCAGACACATCGATCCCGATCCTATCCCCACTTTTACGAGATCTACTCCAACTTTTGACAATTCCTCTACCCCCTCTGGGGTCACGACATTCCCTGCAATCAAAATAGACTTCGGCCATTTTTCTCTAACCTTTCTTGTAAAATTATGAAACTCGGTCATGTAGCCGTTTGCTACATCTACACAAACAAACGTAGGATCTTTGATGTCTGCACTATCTACAAACAATCTGCTTTCGTTATCTAAGCCCAAAGTAAGAGAAACATATTTTTCTTTATCGGGATAAGACGATATAAAATTTAAATAATAGTTTCCACCTTTTCTCAGGCATGTTACCATTTTTTGTTCGGCCAATACTGCAGCCATTTGGTGTGTTCCAACGGTTGACATATTTGCAGCCATAATCGGAACACCAGTCCATTCTGTTCCATTTTTGAATGTCTTACTGACTTCAAGTGAGACATCTTTTCGAGAACGAACATTGCTTGTCGCCGGAACAATCAGCGCATCTAAATAATCTAGTTTTGGTTCATAATTTAGAATCATTGATGAATATCATAACATATCATATCAAATGGTCAATAATTATTTTGACTCTTCTATTCTTTTAACCGCATCTCTAAGACTTAACATTTTTTGTGCCAATTCTTTAGAAGTTATTTTTTGACGCAAATAATCTTCATATTTTGATATGATTATTTTTGCTTCACGGAACAGTACTGCGTGAAGATGGTTATTTTTTTTGTCTTCTTGTTCCATTAAAATTATTTATTCTGTACCAATTGTTTCATCGCGGATAAATCTAAAAACACTATCCACATAAAATGATTTCCACATCTGTTCGTTTATGTCCCATATTCCAAGTCTATCGCCGGAAAGAGGAGAAAAGAAATTTTTTCTGGCTCCATATTCCTTTGTGGGAAGCATAGATGGTTCCAATGTTCCAGTCAATCTTCTGGAAGAGCCATCCGTTCTTTTAATAAAGAATACTGTGCAAACTCCACTGAGCAATTCTAAAATAATTTCGTGTGTAGAAATATGATCTGATGTATAGGACTCTTCTTTATTTACTATTTTGACATCAATTCTATAATCTACTCCCGGATCAAACACGTTAGTATTTTGATTTATTTTAAATTGCTGTAGATAATTTTCATATGATCCATATGCTTCTGCAATAAAATTTTTGTATAAAAGATCATTGTTTTGTAATTTTTGATATGTTCTTAGTTGATAGTCAGAGCCACCATACTCACCTTTAAATGGTTTAGACTCAAAATAAGAAAAATTTGATTCTTCAAATTCTTTTTTTAATTGTGTTCTCTGCCTATCCAGAGAAGACAATGCTGAACGGATATTGTTTTGCTTTGACTGTTCCATTAAAATTCTAATACAATTACATTTTTTTTCTTCATTATATTTTTTGGTTTAATATCAAAATTTTCCATTGCACTTGAAATCTGGTTTGAAGCAAAGACTGGAAATTTTAAATATATCGAACTGAAAGGAAGTTTTTTTTCTTCTATAATTTGTTCAAAAACTTTTTTTATTTCTTCTATAAAATTTTTATTCATACCCGATACAACATATACAATACCATGAATATTTTGGATTTTATAAATCATCTTTATTATTTGCTTTACTAAAAATATATAGTACACTCACAGGAACTTTTAAGTTCTCTAGAGTACTTTATAATAATCTCTCTAAAGAGTATATTAAAGTATATCTAAAGAAACTTTAAAGTAACTTTCATTGATTCAAGATATTCAATAACTTTTGATTTTTCGGTTTTTTCGCTTATAATAAATAGCGTACATACCCCATATGCCAATAGACCTATTTGATCATCAATACGATTGTGGTACCACTAATAATCGTTTAACGGAGCACAGAAATGGATGTAGATGTGATGTTTGCAGAAAAGAAAAAGCAATAGACGATAATAAACGTTATGTAAAAGCCCAAAAATACGTTTCAAGAGTTAAAAGACTTTTTGGATGCCAAGATTGTAAAAATCCAGAAGTATCTGATTTGCTTATTCTACATCATGAACAGGCAAAAGATGAAAATTATACAAAACTTTCTTCATGCAAAAGCATTTTTGGTGCAAAAAAAGAAATTCGAAAGGGTGTACTATTGTGTCCAAACTGCCATGCAAGAAGGCATCAAGATCCCGTGACAAAAATTGTAGATTATCGAAATAAAAATTTGAGATAACCCGCACAGAGCCCTAGAATGCCCTATACAGAGTTTTGTATTTCACCGGGCCGAGCACTGGCTAGCAAGTAAAGAACCTACCACAAGCGATCCTACAATGATTCCGATGGTAAACCAATCAAAGGGTGTGGAGTTTTTCCATAAATTGTAGAAAAAATCTTTCATGCAACCTATTTAGACCATTTTCCGCCCAAAAATTTTTTGAGCCATCCCATGGTTTTTGAGAATTGGGGTTAGGGGGGTGGGGGTACTGGACGGGATCAAAATTATTTGAGAAAATTAAAGAGGTATGAGAGAATTGAGGGGGTGGAGAGCTAGCCCGCCCAAATATTAATATTTCTTAGGGGACCCATTTTACTGTTTGGACACGACCACCAAGGAGATTCTACCACACCCCCTTCTCCTTGTCAACCCCCCCACCTACAATAACACAGCAGCCTCTCTCCCGCCCCATCATTCGGCCCGTGTAACGGGCAGGGGGCATTGGGTTCGGAGGCTGCTGTGTTCCCGATTGTACCGTATGTTCGTTTCCCTGTCAAGCGACAGGGGTCGCCTCCTCTCGCATGATGCGAACCAGTTGACCCGCGTACTTACGGATCAACTTCCGCGCGTAGATCATCTGCTTCTCCGACAGCGTACCGCGCTTGATCGCCTGCGTTGCGAGGCTGCTGCCGAACTCCGCATCGAACCCCGAGAAGCCGTAGCCGTTGTCGTGGGTTGTGGCCGCACTCTGCTTCTCGTCAGCCGTCTGACGGTTGTAGATGGCGATCAGAGCCTCAACGACGAGGCCGTCGTTAGTGGTCATCTCCTCGCGCACGGCGAGGGTGGCCTGCTTGACGGGGGCGGTGAGAACGAGTTCGTAGGTGGTGCTGTTCATGCGTTCATAGTACCATACCCCCCCTTCCCCTGTCAAGGGGGTGAAGCGACAGCGAAACCAATAAATTATTTCCAAACCAAGTAGAGTATACCATGACCCCCTCCACTTTGTCAAGAACCCCCACCACTTGACACCAACGGCCTCCCGTGGTACAATCTACTTGGTGCGCTTTGTCAATTTCAGAAAAAATTGAAAAACACAACGCCCCCTTCGGGGCGTTGTGTTCCCTTCGTTCAGTCCCTCCCCGCATCACCGCAGGGGGTGCAAATCATTCCCTCGCGGTCGTGTAGTGTAGTCGGCATCCGGGGTCATTTGAAAACCACATGGTGCCCGAATCCGATTGCGCGACGGTGCTGGTGATGGTGATGGTGTCTCCCACCTTCACCGGGCAGTCTGCGAGTTTGGCGGGGTCGCGCACGGCATTGCTGATGTACCCCCACACCATGCGCCCGTCAGCCATCCGGACGGTCATTGCAACGCGGTGAAAGGTGCCGTATTCAACGCTTGAGCGGAAGCGGCGCGTGTAGCCCTTCCAACGCTTCTGCACAATCTTGGTTTTCAGGCTCACGATCATGCCCATGTTCTCGCTGCTCATGTCGTTGTCTCCTGTGGCCCCATTCGGGGGCGGTTAGTGGTATGTCTGTATGATAGCACACCCCCCCTCTCTGTCAACCCCTCCACCAAAGAAATATTTCTTTCATCCACCACTTGACATGGGGCCGGGAGTCTGGTACAATCTACTTGGTGCGCTTTGGCAATTTCAGAAAAAATTGAAGAAACACCATCGACTACGGTCGATGGTGTCCTTCCAGCCCTCTAACTGCCCCAGTCCTTGTGTCCTCCTGTGGCACACATTTCCTCGTAGCCTGCTCTGTATGCTTCGATCTCTTCGGGGTCGGTCAGTTCGACCCGTTCGCATTGGTAGGTCCCCTGCGGGTACTTGTGCGGCCTGAATGCCCTTCTGTACCACGCATCCGCCGAACCACGGTCATAGGGAGAACCGTGCCAGTCTGGATACTTCTTGTCGCTCATGCGTTGCTCCTTCCAACATGTCGGACGGTCGAAATCAGAAAATCGCGGTACTCCTTGTCTTGAGGAAGATCTGCTGCCCACTCGCTGTAGGGGATCACATCAAGAATGTGGGTCTGGCTGTAGTTGTCGCAGACGAGGGTGGGCATGGCCGCGATAGCCTCCTCGCGGGTAGCCACGCCGTAGATGAAGTAGTCGTCGCCGCCCTTGAACTTCCAGTACTGGGGGCATTCGCCGGTGCCGTCCCAGTCGTGTGCGCCGTAGTTCTCGCGGAACTGGGTGATGACAACGAAGGCGGGAGCGTTTGAAACGGTGGTGGTGGTGTCCATGCGATCATTTTAGCACAGGCCGACGAGGGTGTCAAGCACCTTTCAAACACAAATTTTTGTTACTTATTTTTGCCCACCAAGTAGAGTATACCATGACCCCTAGCGGGTTGTCAAGTTCCGATAATGGCACAACCCCCCTTTCGGGGGGTTGCTGTTTTCCGATCCTCCTTTTTTACTTGGTCGCCAATTCCATCAGGGCGGCGAAGTCTGTGTCGCTGATGCGGAGCAGCCCCTGCTGCTCCATCCAGAGGACGTACTGGGCGTAAACCTTGACCTTGTTGCCCTTGAAGCCGAGTTCGCGCTTGATGATCGTGTAGCAGGTCGGAGCCTTGCTCGTCAGGCGAATCTTGTGCATGATCTCGCCCTCCAAGCCGATGCGGAGAGTGTGGGCGCGTAGCGCGTTGATCTGGGCGGGGGTGGAGAGAACGATGGAGGAGTTGGTGCTCATGTGTGTATTCTAACACAACCCCACCACCATGTCAAGGGGTGAAGCGATAAGTCCGGTAACACCTCGTTTGACAACAAAGACACCTTGTGGTACAATCTACTTGGTCGCTCTTAAAAATTTCAAATTTCAAAGAAACAAAGAAGCCCCCTTTCGGGGGCCGGGAGGGTTTAGCCCTCCGCGTGTTGGTCCCAGTAGAGCAAGTGCTCCTCATCGGCCTCGTAGCCGGGGTCCTCGGTGGCATCCGCCTGCGCGTCCGCCTCCGCCATGTTCGCGCGGTCCAAGATTTCCTCGCACACCCCGCAGAGGGTGTCCGAGCCAGCGCAGACGCAGCAGGCGGGGCGGGTGGTTTCTTCGGCCTCGTAGCCCCATTCCTCCAATGCCTCAATTTCCTCCTCGCGGCGAGCCTCGCGCTCGCGCGCCTGCTCCTCCTCGCAAAACGGGCAGAGGCTGTCCGTGTAGGCATACTCGGCGCGGTGGCAGAAGCAGGGGAAGTGTTCGTCTTCGTGGTTGTGGGTGGTGTTGCACATGATGCCATTCTAGCATACCGGGGCGGAGTTGTCAAGAGCCTATTCCCGCGATTTACATATAAAGGCAAAGCCCACCAAGTAGATTCTACCACGATGTTCTCAAAATGTCAACCCCCACCCCCCTTCGGGGGGTGGGGGTTCTGTCGGGCTGTTAGGCCCGGTTCGGGTTTACTACGATTGCTTCGATCCGTTCGATCCGTTCGGTCTTGCATGACCGCCAATCTTGCGCGGTGAGATCCCAGTAGGAGATCATGTTCTCCGGCATCCGGCGGGTTCCCTTCGGGATGTTCGCGCTCGGAATCAACTGGTCATCGTTGGTTCCCAACGCGATCCGCAGAGAGCCATCCATCTTGCGATAGACGAATCGAACGATGCCCACGGCCATTGCCGCGCGGAGGTTTGAGGCGAGAGGGTAGGAGGAAACGGTGGTGGTGAGTGTCATGCCCGCAGTATAGCAGACGACTCCAAAGGTGTCAAGTCACCACATGGCAAGTCCGATAACACTCGGCTTGACAACGGAGACACCTTGTGGTACAATCTACTTGGTGAAATAAAATAAAAACACGGGGAAAGTCCGATAACGCAATGTTGCATGGGGGCTTGACACCATCGGCAGCGTGTGGTAAGATTGGCGCATCGGGCCGTGTGGCCCAGTCAACACCCTCTACGGAGACAGTCAGATGAACAGCACCACCCAGTTCCTCCCCGGCTTCGAGTCCCTGATGATGGCCGATCCGCGCCCATCCAACACGGCGAACACCCACGCGCCTCGCGGCCTCGGCGGTAAGCGCGGCGTTCAGTATTCGGCGTCCACCGAACAGATCGCAGGATCGAACTACGTTCACCGCGAGTTCCGCGCTGCGGTCTGGACGCTCACCTCCGGCGACCGTTGCGTGTCGGTGAAGGTGCAGGCCGATGCTTCGGACAGGATCGGCTACCACTTCGGATCCATGCTCGTCCGATCCGTCGATGGCAACTACGTTTCCGTCGGCATGGACGCAGAGCAGATGCGTTCGGTCGCCGCTGCCCTCCTCGCCGCCGCCAACTCCTGCGGAGCCAAGTGGCGCAAGTAAGAACGGGATGGGGGAGGGGCCGCGCGGCCCCTCCCCTTGACACTCGCACACCCAACAGGTACAATACACCCATGAACACGCTCTTCCCCGTCCTTCGCATCGTTTCGATCCTCAACGCCATTGCCGCTGGCATCTTCGGAGTATGGATGGCTTTCAACGGAGACACCTATGGCAGCGTCTTCTGCCTTGTGATGGGAGCCATCTCCATCGTCCTCTCGCTGTTTGCCAATAAGTGCCAGAAAGAATATTTCTCCACTCGTTGACTTGACTTCCCGCACCACCTACGGTACAATACACCCATGAATCGCACCACCGTTGCAGACCTCGTCCTTTCCGTTCGCCACCTGAACTCGGCTATGGGATTCTCCGATGATGCCGCAGCAGCCATCGGCGTGAACTCCGCTCCCGGTTCCTACTTCTTGCAGGGAGCCTACGGAGGCTGGCAACTTCAGCGCGTCCACCCGATGGGTGGGTGCGAGTCCGTGACCTCGGGCTACCGCAGCAAGCGGGAACTGAACGAACTGGTGAACGCGATCCGCTACGGCGTACTGGAGGGGACGGTGCGTATGACCGGGCTAACGATCTAACGAGGTGGTGCTCGTCAACCGAAAAGGCTAACGCCCTGCCCCGGAAGTTCCGGGGCTAGGTTTTTTTATTGGCACTTGACATCGGACGGGATCTGTGGTAGAATCTACTTGGTCCCCAAGTGAAAAAAGAATCGTTATTATACTTGAACACCAAGTAGATTCTACCATACCACCCTCCACATTGTCAAGTGGGGATATCGGACTCTGTATGATTTTATTTCTTGCGAGTACTTGACACCCGGCCACTTGTGTGTTACAATAGGCGCATGAATACCACCTCACGCAACGGCATCGGCATCGTCCTTTCCTCCAACCTCTACTCGCGTCACGACGAAGTGATGAGCCTCCTCTCGAACGGGTGGGTGCAGGTCACCTTCCGCAAGGGCAACGGTGATGTGGTCACCCGCATCGCCACCCGCAACCCGACGCTCGTCGGCACCTTCGGTGACCGCGTGAACCTGACCGCCATCCGTAACTCGGACGGCCCCTTCAATGCGGTCCCGCTCGTCTACTTCGACCACGCTGCCGGGGACATCCGCTCCTTCTATGTTGAGGATGTTCGGTCAGTCTGCATCCCGGCGGAATGCCCGGAGAACAACCACTAACCCCCTTGACAACCGCACCCCGAACTGCTACAATACACCCATGACACCACTCATCAAGACCAACACCGACCCCGCCTACAAGTACGCATACGCCTACGGCACACTCTGCCATTGCATGACGGTCGTGGCCGACATCGTTGACCGGGCCAAGCGCAAGGGAGACTACATTGACCCGAACGACCCCGAACTGAAGTGGGCCATCGACAATTTCAAGATCGCAGACGATGTTCTGCACCGTGAAGAAAAGAAATAACGAGGTGGTGCTCGTCAACCGAAAAGGATTCGTCCCTGCCCCGATTCGTTCGGGGCTAGGTTTTTTTTATTGGCACTTGACATCGGACGGGATCTGTGATAGAATCTACTTGGTGAACAAAAAAGAAAATCCGTTCGCATCGCCCTCCCCCTTGACAACTTCGGAGGGGTGTGTTACAATGGGTGCATGACACCACTCAACAACATCCCCAACCGTACCGCCACCTGCCTCATGCTCATCGGTTCGATTCGTGAGGCCAGCGAAAACCTCGCGTTCACCAAGTCCGTCCCGGAAGAAACGAATG